ACGGTATCGGCTTGATCCGATTCCTGGTGCGTCAACGAAAACGTTTGAAGGCAAAACTTGGTATCTACGAAAAGGTATGGCGATGCTCGCCACCCCAGGCAAATCAAACCATAATCTCGGTTTGGCTATCGATGTTCATTCTGCTGGTGAACCGAAGCGTTTGAATTGGCTGATTGCAAACGTCAAAGATTTCGGTTTCTCATGGGAAGTGGTTCCGAGCGAACCGTGGCATATACGGTTAGTAACCGGAGATAACCCGACCCCTGCTGTGCAGGCGTGGGTTGATTCGCAGAAAGCCGTATGATATGGATGCGGGTTGGGCGCTAATACTGTCGGCTGTAGTTACAGCAGTCGGCGGAATTATTGTCACCGTCATAACCGTATTCCGTAAAGAAAACCGAGAAGATCACGACAACGTGATGGCTGTCCTACGCATCATGCACAAAGGCATAGGTCGCGTAGAAACCAAAGTAGACAAAGTTGACAGACGGGTAACAGACCACCTAATCTCTCACGCAACCGGAGGGATACTTGACAATGGACTTGGAATTGACAAAGATAGAGTTGAAGGCAATAAGGAAGTACCTAAGTAAGGTTTACCCAGGGGTCAGCGAACAAGACGATCTTTGGAATCTCATAAAAAAAATAGATACCATTATCGAGGGGATGAAACATGTCAACAAAACCAAAGGCAACAGCAGGAAGTGAAATCCTTTTAGAGGCACACAAACTCGTTAACGGCCCAAGACAAAACGATTACGGTCATCCAGCAGACGACTACCGTAAAGTCGCCGACATCTACTATGCGCTCACCGGCATCAATTTAGAGGTATCTGAAGCGATCATGTTCATGGTCGCAGTCAAACTCGCACGGTTACGCACCAACCTCGAACGCGACACCATCCACCACGACAGCCTCGTGGATGCTTTAGGCTATTTGACATGCCTGAACATGGCGGCAAAATAGTGGGCAAATTCTTGGAAGAAGTCCGTAGCGGCAAAGCAGACCGCACAATTCTTACTCGGCTGAAAAAAGAAATGAAAGCCGAAGAATACAAAGATTTGGTGCAAGCGTTGAAAGATTCGACGATAAGCGCAGGTGCGATACAACGCACGTTAACTAAACGGGGATACACCGCATCCACCTCGGCGTTGACGGCGTTAAGGAGATCATGGAAATGAAACTCAAAGACCAAATGTTTTTGGAACAGCAGGTCATAGATTTACGCAAAGCCTTGTTACATAGTCAACGTGCCGAAGCGAAAGCGAAACTTAAAACATCAGACCTGATCGAAGCCGTCTACGAAGCGGCACGTCTATCTTTGTTGGCGACACCACGCCCAACAGTTATCCCACCGGTGAAAGATAAACGCAAAATCAAACCTGAGGTTGCGCTCGTACATCTCACCGACTGGCAGGCAGGCAAACAAACAGTCTCATACGACATCAACGTGTTGACAGCCCGCATTGAGGAAATGATCCGCAAAGTTATTCAACTCACCGAAATACAACGCGCCCACCATCCCGTCAAAGAATGTGTTGTCATGTTGGGTGGCGACATGGTGGAAGGCGTAGGCATATTCCCAGGCCAACAGTTCGAGATTGGTGCGCATCTGTACGAACAAATGTTTGCTGTTGTGCGCATCATCGAGTCCGCTATCCGTACCTTTGCCACAAACTTTGAATCAGTCAAAGTCGTGTGCGAGTTCGGTAATCATGGCAGACTAGGCAAAAAAGGTGACATGCCTGCCGGCGACAACATTGACCGTATGGCATACCAGATCGCGTCAAACAACTGTGCCGACATCAAACATGTCAAATGGCAGATGTCTGATGACTGGTATCAGATATTCGCTATAGGTAACTACAACGTGTTGTTGGTTCACGGCGACGAAATAGGGGCGTTCGGTTCTATTTTGCGCAAAGTTTCGGCATGGTCGACAGGTGTCGTAGAACCATTCCATGACTGCTATATGGGGCATTTTCATACACCTACCGCACTCACGATGGCGAACGGTGGTCGAGTGTTCGTGACAGGTTCACCCGAATCCCACAACGAGTATGCCCGCACGTTCATCGCAGCGGTCGGCAAACCCAGCCAACGCCTGCATTTCGTTGACCCGATCAAAGGGCGTGTAACTTCAGAATATGTGTGCTGGTTATGACAAAACCAATTAGGGTGCTTTCGTTGGGTGCAGGAGTTCAGTCAACTGCTGTGCTTCTGATGATGATTCATGGAGAGATACCTAAAGCAGACCATGTTATTTTTTCAGACACAGGCTGGGAACCAGCAGCCGTTTACAAACATTTAGCCAACCTCGAAGTTTTGATGGCAGAAAACAATATGCCGTTTCACAAAGTATCTTTTGGCAATATCAAAACAGATTTCCTTGAATCGGAAACACGTTTTGCAACCATGCCGTTATACACATTGAACAAGGATGGTAAGAAATCTATGTTGATGAGGCAATGCACCAACGATTACAAAATCAAACCATTACTTAAAATTCAACGCGAACTTGCTGGTCTGAAAAAAGGACAACGATCTAAAGAACACCTAATCACAACCATCATTGGTATCAGTCTGGATGAAAGCCAACGCATGCGCGACCCCGCTTTTAGTTGGATGCGCAACGAATATCCTTTGGTTGACATGGGCATAACTCGACAAGACTGTATTGAGTGGTGTGAAAAACATGGTTACGACAAACCACCTCGTTCCGCCTGTATCGGCTGCCCATTTAAGCGCAACGAGGAATGGCGTGAACTTAAAAACAATCCTGAAGAATGGCAAGATGCCGTTGACTTTGATAAAGCGTTGAGGGAGAAGGCGCGACTTAAAGAACGTTTTGGTTGGGCTGGTTTACATTCAAGTATGAAGCCACTTGACGAAGTTGATTTGCGTACTGACGAAGAAAAAGGTATTTTTAATTTGTTTGACGGTGCGTTTTCTCAAGAGTGCGAAGGTATGTGCGGGATATGAGACTTTGCTGCCAACATTGTGACGCCATCATCGAGCATGATGAAACGAAAGTATCGTCATGTGTCTGCGACCCTGACGCCCCGACTTGGGTTGCGATAACCCGTGACGGTCGCATCATGTCCATGTCTCACGCCAGTTACGAATATCTCCCAAAGGAAAACTGATGTCCTGCCCGTGGTCACTCGTGTCCGTTCATTGGATAGACGCATACGATTCCGACAACGGTTGGATTGAGATAGAAACCTACAAACCTGAAGCCTGCCATGTTGTGTCGGTGGGGTTCTTGTGGCCCGAATGTTTGCCAGGGTACATTTCGATCACCGGTTCATATATGCCTGACGAGGTACCGAACCTTAAAACTATAGGGATGGTGACACATATCCCTGTGTCTATGGTGCAGAACGTGAAAGTTTTGGATCAAGCAAAAATTGATTTGACTTTGCAACACCCCCACCGTATGCTTTAACTAAACCAAACACAAAGGGGAACAAATGAATAAGAACTGGTATACAAGAATTAAACCTGAACACGGCACAGCCGACTGGTTGGCGGCCCGATGGAAAAACGAATCAGGTGAACCACAAATCACCGCATCAGTAGCCGCTGTAGTTCACGGGGCGCACCCGTTCAAAACTGCGGCAGACTTGGCAACAGAACTGTTGGCACCTGAACCACCGCAACCTGAAACACCAAACTCGGCAATGGAACGAGGCAACCGTCTTGAACCGACACTTATCAAATGGGCGGCAGACAGACTGAACAAAGTTTTGTACACACCAGACGTGCTGTACTGCTACGAAGAAGATGGTGTTCGCCTGATGTCAACCCTTGATGCGTTGAGCATGGATGAACCCGACCAACGCCAAGTTGTCGAAATCAAGACGACAAGGAAACGTTGGGATGGGAAACTACCCGACTACTGGTATTGGCAAGGCGTACAGCAGGCGATCTGCGCAAACGTTTTCTCTATCGATTGGGCGATCTTTGACTCAGACCTGGAACTGCACCACCATGTACAAAAAGTTTCATCAGATGAGAAACAGAAACACATTGACGCTTGCCGAAAGTTTTTGGCAGCCATAGATTTAGGGATGTTGCCTGACGGTGCAGAGTACGCCTACCGGCACATCTCAACCCAATACCCGCAAGGCGTCAACACCACAGTCGAACTGCCTTCCAGCATGAAACAACAAATCGTTGCGTTGAAACAAGTTAAACAACAGATGAAAGAACTTGAAGCAACCGAAGATAGAATCAAAGCAGAACTGTGCGGCCTGATGGGTGAAGCCGAGTACGCCACATTGAACGGCACTTTGGCTTTGACTTGGAAAACATCTGAACGCACATCGTTGGATCAAAAGAAACTTGAACAAGAACACCCAGCGTTGGTAGAGAAGTTTAAGAAAACAACAACCATCCGCACGTTACGTGTGGCAACCAAAGGAGAATGATGAACGAGACAACTAAACGGAGAGTGTCTGCCCGCAAATACTATGCAACACCCGCCGGTAAAATTGCACAGTATCGAGCGAACAAAAAGCTTGCCCACAAACGAAAGCTTGCGTGGGAATGGATAAAAGAAAACAAACCCGAAGTAGCAAAACAAATAAACAACCAAATATCAAAGGAGATGCAATGGAACTAAAAGAAATACTCAGCACATACGGTGTACCTGATCCGTCTATCGTCGGCAAACTGCCACGAGGCGGCATCACGCTCGACTTCGTAGGTCACGCAGAAATCAACCGCATCCTCATCGACATTGATCCGATGTGGAACTGGTCGCCTGTCGAGTTCTTGAACGGCAGACCAGCGATCACCGAAACAAACGGCATGGCAACCATGTGGGGGTATTTAACTATCCTCGGCAAAACCATGTTGGGTGTCGGTTCGGTACGTTCGGACAAACCTGATCTAGATAAAGAACTTGTAGGCGACTTCCTACGCAACGCATCCATGCGGTTCGGTATCTGTCTTTCACTTTGGTCCAAGTCTGAATGGGAAGAACACCCTGCCACGGCACCTAAACCTGCTGGTGTTGTCAGCCAAGAAAACATTGACCGATTCAAAGCAGCTTGCAAAGATGCGAACCTTGATCCGAACGAGGTAGCAAAACAGGCAGGCGTACTGTTGATCGGATTGAAAGATGCGGACATGGCGAAGTTGCGTGACGCTTTCAAGTCAATGAAAGAACAACCGAAACCGTTAACCAACGCCGAAGCAGAAAAGGCGATAGTTGAAACGTTCAAAGCAACACCTGTAGAACCGGTACATAACCCGAACGTGAAACCATCAAACCCTGACAGCAAGGTGGGTGGTACACAGTTGGCGAAACTGAAAGCGTTAATGAACTCTAAAGGTTTTGACACACCTGAAGCCAAACTAGAGTTGGCTGTCGGTTCGGTGAAGCATCCGTTGAACGATCTGAACGAGATGACTAAAGGTGAAGTTTGGGAACTCATCGAAACCTTAGACCCTCAATGACCGATGAACGCAAAGGGGAATGTCAAGGCAACCGTGAGAAATGCAACCTACCTGAATGTCCGAAGTTCGGGTTGCTCGGTCGCCCATCTCGTGACGGTAAGCGACGGGTACGTGGATGTAACGATCCTGCGGCTCGGGGGAAAAGGAATCGAACTAAAGGTGATGCTAAAGCCCGCCATGCCCGACGCAAACTGGGATTATCTGCGACAGGTAATGCTGGTTCTCGGCATGAGGAACATTGGTCCGGTATTTTTCGGGTTGAAGTTAAAGCCGGTGCGCAAGTCGGCCCTATCGAAACCAGGTTTCGTGCGGCGAAACAGCAATCGGATGCTTCTAAAGCGTTGGGAGACATCAGACCGTTTGCGATGATCGCTATGCCTGAAGGTAACTCTGACGGGATAGTGTTGATGACACTCAACGAGTTCGCAGAACTGATAGCCCTTATCCAATAAGGGTTCCATCGAATCAACTACAATAAAGGGAGAACAAAATGGATGCACTATCACGGCTATTTGCCGTACTCACGGTAAGTTTCACGGTTGGGGGTGTCACAAGCCTCGCCGAAGCCCCACCTGTGGTGGACACAGCACCGACGGTTATCGTCGCTCAGAACGCAACACAGCGCGTCTGGCGAGACTCTGACACGGTATCTAAACCTAAAGCTTCATGCCCTCAATGGTGGGATACAGCCATCAAAGCCGGTTGGACTATCGAGCAACTACCCACCCTTGACGCTGTTATCTACCGCGAATCAAGATGCCTGAACCTGGCACACAACACCACCCTGAACGCCGACAAGTCAACCGACATCGGTTTAACCCAAATCAACGACCGATCCTGGTGCCTACCTACACGCTGGTATCCGCTCGGATACTTGCAAACATCAGGCAAAATCAACTACTGTAAAGACTTATTCGATCCTTACTTGAACCTTGTCGCGGCTAAAGCCCTCTATGACTACGCCGAAAAAACCCACGGAAACGGGTTCGCCCCGTGGGGAAAGTGATCCGTATATGGAAATCTTAAACTCGTTCAAACTTCAAGACAAAGACACCCGTTGGATGGATCACGCCAAATGCCACGAAAACGACGGCATCACCTGGTTCCCTGAACAAGGGCAACGACATCTAACTATCGAAGCCAAAAAGTTTTGTGCCGACTGCCCCGTGAAACAACGCTGCCTTGACTGGGCGTTAGACAACGAAATCATGTACGGGGTGTGGGGTGGCCGTTCACCGAAAGAACGTGAAAGAACCTTGTACGCCCGCAAATATAAGACTAGGATGACATCATGAGCGAAGCCGAAGCAAACGAGTTAGCGATGTGGGATGCCCGATGCAACGATTTGCAAAACAGTTTAGATCGTTTACGTGAAGAACGCAACGAACTAAAAGAACAAAACGAACAACTAGTAAAAGACTTGAACATAACAATACAGTCATCAATAGAACTTAACCGTGAACTATCAACATACAAACAGATGGTTGAACGGATGAGAATAGCTATGGCTCAGGGTGCAGAACTCTGATCCGAATATCAAACACGTTAACCAACTACCTTAAAGGGGGACAATTCATGTCAGCATCATTCTACAAACTGAAAGACGAAACCTGGGGTGTGCGCATCAAAGACGCAACCGGTGAACCAAACATGGCTGTCGAAGTCACCACCAAAGCCGGTGTCACGAAAACAATTATCTTAAACAAACGTGTCGCCAAATTCGATGACGCAGAACTATGGTCCATCGCAGCTGAAGGCACCGTCAACGTCAGCCAAGTGAAACCTGCAACGAAACCCGCACCAGTTAAACTCGAAGACGAAGAACCGTTCTAACCTGCGATGAAGGGGATCAAACACGAATGGGTTTGCCCACAATGCGGCAACACTCTAGCCACCTACGTGAAACTATCCGAACCACCCACCTGCGCAAACAAACACCAACCACAAACAATGACCATAAAAGGCAAAACAAAATGACCACCGCCACCAACACCCGCGACAAAGCAATCGCACAAGTCGCCACCAACACCGACCCCACCTGGGCCACAGAAACAATGCTCATCATCAAACAAATCGCTACCAACACCTTCGACTTCACAACCGACGACATTTGGCAAGCACTATCCGAAACATCGCTACCAACACCCCATGAACCTCGCGCACTTGGCGCGT